CCCCTGCCATGGCCCGCCACTGGGTCAACCGGTACAAGCGGGAGCCAAAGCCGAAGCAGTTCCGGCACCATACCACCTACCTGACCACCCCGCCCGAATGGCTGGGCCCGCGCTTCTTCGACGACGCCGAGACCCTCAAACAGCGGGACCCGGTAGCCTACGCCCACGAGTACCTGGGCGAGGTGGTGGGCTGCGGCACGGCCGTGTTCGAGAACCTGGAGCTGCGGCCCATCACCAGCGAGGAGATTGCCGGGTTCGACCGGCGCTACTATGGTCTGGACTTCGGCTGGTACCCTGACCCGAACCACTTCGGCGGCATGAGCTACGACCACGCCCGACAGACCATCTACATCTACGAGGAGCACCGGGCCCAGAAAGAGACCGACGCTCAGCTGGCCGAGGCGCTGAAAAAGCATCTGCACGACGAGATCATCGGCGACAGTGCGGCCAACCGCTCCATCGCCACCCTGCGTGATCTTGGCTTTTCCCGCCTGCGAGGCTGCCGGAAGTACACCGCCCACGGCGGCACCAGCGTGACCGACGGCATGAAGTGGCTGCAGAGCCGCACGAAGATCGTCATTGACCCCCAACGCTGCCCCTGGACGGCGCGGGAGTTTTCTGAGTACGAATACGCCATCGACAAAAAGACCGGCGAGGTGATGCCGGGCTTCGTCGATGCGGCAAACCACAGCATCGACATGACCCGCTACGCCATGGAGGATGTCTGGCAAAAGAGAGGTGCACGGAACGCATGATAAACCACGCCGACATTGAAGCCATCATCGGCTGCAAAACGCTGGTCACCGACCGGATGCAGCGGGCCATCGAGGACTGGTACGACGCAGCCATTGACGGCCTGCCGCTGGACAAGAACCCCGAGACCCTCACGCTGGACCTGCCCGCCCTGATTTGTGCCGAGCTGGCCCGGCTGACCACCCTGGAGCTGGAGGCCACCGTGGAGGGCAGTGATCGCGCCGACTGGATCAACACCCAGCTGCAGCGGGTGCTCTCGCCCCGGCGCCGACGCATCTTCACAGTGGCGCTGGCCCTGGGCAGCGGCATCTGGAAGCCCTACCAGAGCGGTAAAAAGCTGGGCATTTCTTTCTGTAATGCCTCCCGCTACTTTCCCGTTGCCCACGACGTGGAGGGCAGCCTGACCGAGGGCGTGTTCATCGACACCATCCAGGATGACGACAACTACTACCACCGCATGGAGTGGATGCACGTTCTGGAGCACAGTCAGGACCTGCGCGACGAGGAGCTGGCGCAGCTGGAGGATTACGACCTCGCAGCGCCGACCCGATTCCCCTGCATCAAGGTGGTCAATCTGGCATTCCGCAGCGCTACCCAGGACAGCCTGGGCAGCCCCGAGGACCTGAGTATCCGCCCCGAGTGGGACGAGATCGAGCCGGTGGCCTACCTCACCGGGTTGGAAAAGCTGCCGGTGGGCTATTTCGTGACGCCCATCGTCAACAGCATCGAACCGGACAGTGAGCTGGGTGCCGCGATGTTCGAGCCAGCCCGCAAGCAAATCATCGACGCCGACGAGCAGTATACCCGGCTGGACTGGGAGTATGAGGGCGGAGAGCTGGCCGTGGACACCGACGAGCGGTTCCTCAAGCCCACCGCTGCCGGGCAGCAGCTGTCCAAGGCGCAGGCGCTCAAAGAATACGGCGTGCCCCCGGAAGCCATCGACAGCACCGCGCCCCACCACCGGGAGCGGCTGTTCCACGGCATCGACGTCAACACCGGTATTACGGACGGCACACCCTTCTATCAGGTGTTCGCCCCTGCCTTGCGTGACGGCAGCTACCTGTCCGGCCTGAACCAGTACCTGCGCAATGTGGAGAGCCATGCGGGCCTGAGCTTCGGTGTGCTCTCCCAGGTAGCCGACGTGGAAAAGACCGCCACCGAGATCATCAGCAGCAAGCAGAAATTGTACTCCACTGTTTCCGACCTGCAGGCAGCCCTGGAGGACGCCCTGCGGGGCCTGATCGACGCCCTGGACTACTGGGCCGACCACATCCAGGACGCCCCCGGCAAGGGCAAGCTGAATATCTCCTTCAAGTGGGATGACAGCATCATCCTGGACCGCCTGTCTGAGATGGCTCAGTGGCAGCAGGAGGTCAGCATGGGTCTGCGCAGCAAGACCGAGTACCGGATGCATTTCTTCGGTGAAGACGAGGAAACCGCTACACGGGCAGTGCAGGCCATCCAGCAGGAGTCTGGGGCCAACGATATCCTGAAAGGAGTGATCGACAATGGCGACGGCTAAAGAGAAATTCACCCGGATGAAGCAGACCGCCGAGCGGCTGGACTGGCTGATGTCGAATGCACGCATCCTGCGCAGCCCGGCACTGTGGGAAAAGTACTACGAAGCCCTCCGCATTGTTCGCCTGCTGGGCTTTGAGGTCACGGTGGAGGGTGGCCGCTATCACCGGGTAACGCCATGCTGACGCCGGACGAGGTCAACGGCTACGCCGGGCTCATGGCAGCCCCCTGGGACGAGCTGAGCGAGCGTATCCTGCGGGATATGGTACGCCGGATCGTCAAAGCGGGCAAGATCACCTCCACTGCAGAGTGGCAGAGCTTCCGGGCACAGGCGCTGGGTGCGAGCCGAGCCTACCTGCTGCGGCAGATGCAGGCCATCGCCCAGGAGCTGGGCCCGCAGGAAGCCGCTGTGTTTGCCCGGGCAATGCAGCAGGCCTACAACAAGGACCTGCGCGATGCCGCCGCAGCGGGCCGCTCTCTGACCCCTCTAGGTGACAGCGAGGAAGCGCAGCAGCTGCTGGAGAGCGGCTACCGGCGCACCATGAACACCCTGTACAACCTGACCCAGACCCGGGCGGTGATGGGCAACCAGAACATGGTGGAGACTACCCAGCGGCAGCTGGCCTATTACCTGGACATGGCCCACATGGACGCTGCCAGCGGGGCATTCAGTTCCGACGACGCAGCCCGCCGGGCACTGAACGCCCTAGCCGCAAAAGGTGTCGGAGCCATCACCTACCCCAGCGGGCATGTGGACAGCTTGGACGTGGTGGTGCTGCGGGCCACCCGCACCGGCATCAACCAGACCGCCGGAGAGATCACCCGCTTCAACGCTGATCAGCTGGAATGCGATCTGATGGAGCTGGACGCCCACGTCGGTGCACGCACCGGCGATGGCGGGCAGGACTTGACCAACCACAGCTGGTGGCAGGGCCAGATCGTCAGCCGCAGCGGGCGGCACGGCTACCTCTCGCTGGATGACATCGGCTACGGTGACGTGCGCGGCTTCATGGGTGCCAACTGTGCTCACAACTGGGCCATGTACTGGGAGGGCGCCAGCGTGCGCAGCTACACCCCCGAACGGCTGGCCGCGATCAATGCCGCTACCGTGACCTACAACGGTAAGGACATCGGGCGGTATAAGGCCACCCAGATGCAGCGTGCCCAGGAGCGCCAGATCCGGGCCGACAAGCGGGCATTTCTTGTGGCGAAGGAAAGCGGTCAGAAGGACGCCGAAAAGGCCGCAGCCGCAAAGCTGGCGGCCTCTCGTGCGAAGCTGAAAGACTTTCTTCACCAGACCGGCTTGCAGCAGTACCAGCTGCGGGAGAGCGTGCCGGGCTTTGGCCGCAGCGAGGCCGCCAGTGCCGCAGCCCAGGCAAAGAAATGAACCGCGCTGGACTTCCTGAAATGGCCGTGTTATAATTCAGGCCAGAATAAAGGAGGTTTCACACTATGAAGATCAAGAATAAAATCCGGGCGGGTATCGTGCTGCTTGCCCTGGCCCTCGGCCTGACCGCCTGCGGCGGCAGCGCATCCAGTACTGCCAGCAGCACGGCATCCAGCGCCCCCGCCAGCTCTGTGAGCGAGAGCGCCGCAGAGAGCACCAGCGCCGCACCAGAGAGTGAGGCGCCTGCAGAATCCTCACCCCTGGACGGCATCAAGTTCACGGTGAGCAAAGTGCGCAACGACAGCACCGGCAACTGGCGTATTTCGCTGATCGCAGAGAACATCGACATGAGCGAGTATGCGTTGGACTACTACAAGCAGTATTTCACCGACGACAGTGAGATCCACTTCATCGTGAACTTCAACTACAACACCACCACGAAGATCATGGTGGTAGGTGGCCAGCTGGATGTGACCGTGCAGGACTACGTCTCCAAAGAGGAGCACGACGCCAATATCCTGGGCAGCGGCACCGTTCTGGCCGAATATTTTGTGGATAAAGAGACCGGCGAAATTGAGAAGATCCGCTGACAAATGAGCAGAACAAAAGCCCTGAAGGAATGCACCTTCAGGGCTTTTCTTGTTGGGTCAATTCACCGGAACATATCAACAACATATTCAACTGCGGCTTTCGCTTCCGGGGTGAGCGGTCGGGTACACCACCCACGGTCATAATAAGCAACCTCCTGCCGGTAACGCACATCGCCCGGCGGCAGTTGACTGACCCAGAGCTTCAGGATCCTGCCGCCGTCGATACCAAACTCGCTGTGCTTCTCACAGACCTTGGCCTGCCACCGAATCTCCGAGCCGTTCAGCTCGAGGCTGTCCTCGTGCCAAAGCTGGCTGTCCACGCACATTTCCGTTCGGAATCCCCGCATCACTGATCACCTCCGCCGTAGTCCACCACATAGCCGTTGTACACGAAGTTCTCTGCCGCCATGGCAGCGTCGAGGACCCGGTTTGCATACTCGGCAGCCTCCTCCGGGCTCTTGGTTCCGAGGGAAGCCCACTGGACACCCATCTTCACCGGGGTACCCTGCCGAGCAAAGTTGCAGTTGTGGATCTGGATGCCGTCCTCCGCAGAGAACTGTGCCTGAAGCGCGTCCAGCGCCCCACCGTAGACCTTCCAGTTGACCTTCTTCATTGTTCAGCCCTCCTCAGTTTGCCTTGACCAGAATGCCATTGTCCAATGCGAACCACACGCCATCGTCCTTCTGCACGGTCTTGCAGCCCTGTGCCCGGAGCAGCTCCCGCATCTTCGACAGCTGGTACTCGGTGCACTGCATCCAGAAGAATCCGGCGAAGTTGAACCACTCGCTGCTCTGGATATTGACGTGCTGGGCTTCCGCATAAATGCGGTTGAATGCGCTTGTTTTCATAGATCAGCCCTCCTCCACCAATTCGTAATGCTTGATGCTGCCGTCCACAAATCTCCGGCCCTGCAGGATCTCCACGCTCTGGAGCAGGAACTCGAGGTGGGCCATATCGATAGCCCCGCAGGAGCCGGGGTCGCGGAGCAGCTGCTCTGCCAACGCGTCCTGCATCTTGACGGTGTAGCAGGTCTCACCGACGATCTTCTCGCCATTCTCGATCTCCGCGGTGTCATAAGTGATGTTCAGCTTCTTCATGACCACCATTCTCCTTTCGCAGCAGCATTGCGGATTGCCCGCTCTTCGTTCTCCTGATCCAGTGCCTGCGCAAAAGCATCCAGCGCGCTGGCCCTCGTGATCGGCCCGAACTCCTTCACGAAGTAGGCGAAGGTGCGGTCATCCCAGCACTCGACGTACCCGTCGCCGCCCTTACCGTAGTTCTCGCGGGCCAGAGCCATGAACTGGTCGAAAGTCAGCGCCGGAGGGTTCGGCTCGGTGTCCAGAGGGACGACCCGCGCATAGGGATGCCCCCGGCGAATGACCTGCGTCAGTTCGGCGTCAGCCGCTGCCCGTTCAGCTCGGCAGCCGTAGGCCTTCAAGGTGCCGTCGTCCTTCTCTTCGAGGATCGCCCAGTTGTAGGTATGCGTCTTGCTGGTGCGCACCAGCTGGCCTTTGTAATAGAATTTCATGGTTCAGTCCTCCTTGTTGGTGTACTCGTCGGTGTCACGGCTGGATTCGCCCATCAGAAACACCCGGTGCTTGCCCTCGGCATCCCGTACCCAGTCGCCGCCCAGAACGGTGAGGGCGAAGATCATCCCTTGATACTGACCCTCGGCGCACAGCCGGGTCGGCTCCGGCAGATCCTCCCGGTGCATGACGCACCACTGAGAATCCATATTGAACGCCAGCGTGCCCAGATGACCGCGCAGTTCCTTCTTCTTCATGGTTCATTCCTCCTTCTTAGCAGCAAACCTTGGATTCATTGATGCGGATGAACTTCCCGTAGCTCTTGGCCAGCCGGTTGGCGCAGACGTAATTGTACACGTCCAAACGGTTTCTGAACCGAGGCTCCCGATCAGTGAACACCAGCGTAGCGTTCCGGAACACAACCTCAAACTTCGTATAGCAAACCTTCATTTTTTCGTTTTCCTCCGTTATTTTTTATCCAGAAACCCTTCCGATGGCTGTATGTTACCTCTGCACAGAAACAAAGTCAAGTTGTTTTTGATTTATTTTTTAATTTCTTTTTGTTGTTGACTTTTGCCCCGGCAAGTCATATCCTTGTGGCAGGAAGGAGTGACCCAAAATGACCACATCATCCAGAGTGAAAGCCCTGCTGGAACTGACCAGCACCGACCAAGGCACTTTTGCCGCAGCGTTCGGCATG